TACAAAACTACAACAAGTTAGGGGAAGCTCTTTATCAACAACAATCATTAAAAGAAACTGCAAAGTCTCTATCACAGATAGCAGAAATGGCAGCAACACACACGGTTCAAGAAACTGAAGATTGGTTTGACAAAGTTACGGTAACTCGTAATATGAAAGAATTAACAAATCATTCAAAATCATTTTCAAAGATTGCTGAAGAAGCATCATCAGTTCAACAAAGATTGGCTGGACTATATGAAGATATGGGTAGTATCTTAAATCGTTACTATGATATTCCAGAAGGCGCTGAACAAGTAGATAAAGATGAAGAAAATAAAGATTCAATTGAAGAAGGTGATTACCAAGCATTCTTCAAAAAAGCAATGAAGAAATTTGGAATTTCTGCACCAGACGAATTAGGTTCAGATGAAAAGAAAAAGAAATTCTTCAACTATGTAGACAAAAGCTATAAAGCAAAATCAGAAGGTAAGAGATAATGAAACTTAAATCACTATTATCAGAAGCAAGTTTAAAAGTATTAGAAAGAAAGTTTGGTGAGCCATTACCAACACTTGAAGATACCACTCGTGCATATCGTTTGAAAAAGGAAGAAGAAGTAAAAGAAGGTGAATTACCACCTGCACTTAAGAAAGCAATAGCTAAGAAAAAGGGTGAAGAAGATGATTCTAAACCTAAAATGACAAAAGAAGACATAGAAAATTTCAATAAAGAAGTAGACACGGAAGATTTATGGAAATTGGTGTCAGGCCCTAAAGGTATTAATCTAATTGTTAAAAATATAACAGGTGAAATAGTCAGATTAGTAACTAAAGTGAAACGAAATGTCTTAGATGATTTGCGTGGTGATGAATACAAAAGTCATAGACGAGAGTGGAAAAAATTAGAAAAAGAAATTTACGAACAAGAAAAAGCTTGTCAGCGTGCAGCTTATGAATTATATGACCTTGGTAAGAAGTATGCTAAATGGGTTGAGTCCGTAAAGAAATAACAGAAAGAGGTTACTTTGATAAAAGTAGAAGTCCGCAAAGGACAATCAGTAGACAAAGCACTTAAAATATTTAAACGTAGAGTTAAAGATAGTGGTATAATGTTCGACTTGAAAGAGCGTTCATTTTACAAAAAGCCGTCGGCAATCAAACGTGAACAAAGAAATAAAGCAAAGTTAAGAGCTAAATACGAAAAATTAAAAAATCAAGAAGATTAAAAATATACACACTTTGTATGTTTTTTTTCTACAAACTTGATATTTATAATTAAATAAATACACTATCGTATTATTCAATACATCATATAGTGTAACCGATTAAAACTAATCTAATTATAGTTACCAATAACTATATTGAATCCAAAACGGAGAAATTAAATGGATGATTTATTAAAAGACGCTATTGCGGATGCAAAGGCAGTTAGAGAAACTGCATTAGCAAACGCTAAAATAGCACTTGAAGAAGCATTCACACCACGTTTGCAATCAATGTTGTCAAGAAAAATCCAATCTGAAATGGAAGATGCTGATGAAACTGAAGATGCCGAAGAAAGAGGCATGTCAGAAGAAGAAGCAGAAGAAATGATGGATAAAGACGAAATGGAAGCAGAAGAAATGATGGACAAGGATGAAATGGAAGACGCAGAAGAAATGAAAATGGACGCTGAGGAAGAAATGGATGCCGAGGAAATGATGGACGCTGACGAAATGGAAGATAAGGATGAAATGGAAGACGCAGAAGAAGAAGAGAAGATGGACGAAACTGAAGATAAAGACGAAATGGAAGACGAAATGTCTGAAATGGAAGATAAAGACGAAGAAGAGAAAATGGACGAAGCTGAAGATGCGGAAGAAGAAGACGAACTTGACTTGGAATCAGTTCTTAGAGAATTAGAAGCCGACTTAAAAGACGCTGAAGAGGAAGAAGAAAAAATGGACGAAGAAATGTCAGACAAAGACGAAGAAGAAAAAGTCGATGAAAATGACGTATCATCAGATATTGGAAAAGCTGATAACAAGGTTGCTGATAAAGCAAATGATTCATCATCAGTAGGACAAGGTCCTGAATCTGAAGGTTCAGATAAGAAAGCTGGAGCAGAACTTGGCGACCATAAAGTCGTTAAGGAAGTTGAAGACAAAGAAGAGGGCGATGATATCGACCTTGACGAAGTCTTAAAAGCACTATCTGAAGAAGAAGACGCTGAAGAAGAAGCAGACAAAGTGGAAGAGCTTAAAAAAGAAATACAAGAAACTCGTAGTGTAGTAAAATTCATGCGAGCAAAATTAAACGAAGTTAATTTATTGAATGCTAAACTATTGTTTTCGAACAAATTGTTTAGAGCATTTGGACTTAACAACAACCAGAAATTAAAAGTTGTTGAAAACTTTGACAGAACTAAAAACTTAAGAGAGGTTAAATTGGTTTACGCTACATTAGCAGAATCATTTAAAAGCCCTAAAAAATTAAGTGAGTCAGTTTCTAAAGGTTCAAGTTCAAAACCAACTCGTTCTACAAAACCAGCAAAATCGCAGGTATTGTCAGAAGGAAATGAGTTAAAAGCAAGATTCAAGAAATTAGCAAACATACTTTAGGAGACTAATCGTGAGTAAATTAAATTCAATCGAGTCTTTGATGGACGGATATAATCCACAAAGACAACTATTAGAACAAACTCGTCAGTTAGTGTCAAAATGGGAACCAACAGGTCTTTTAGAAGGTATAGAAGACGAAACTAAAGTTCACGGAATGGCAGTATTGCTTGAAAATCAAGCAGGACAGTTAATCCAAGAAGCTTCAGTTACTGGTGGACAAAATGCAGAAGAATGGTCAGGCGTAGCCCTACCATTAGTACGTAGAATCTTTGGTGAATTAGCAGCACAAGAATTTGTGTCAGTTCAACCAATGAACCTACCTTCTGGACTTATTTTCTATCTTGACTTCAAATATGGTACAGCCCAAACAGGCAACCATACTGAAAACTCAGATGTATATGGTAATACATCAGGGTCTAACACAGACGCATCCGGTGGTTTATATGGCGCCGGTAAATTCGGATATTCAATTAATGACAAAGCAACAGCAGCCTTAGTAATTCACGCATCAAACATTGATGCTGATGAATTCACTTCAGGTTCAGTTTCTTTCGAAGACGTTGATTTCGAACCAGACCTATCAGCTTCAGTTGCATTAGGTAACGCAGCAGATGATGGTCTTATGAAGATTACAACATCAACATTAGCATACACAAATGCTGATACAGACGGAGTTAGAGCATTCTCTATCTCAGGTTCTGGTTTTGATGAATTCTTCCCAGCTTACACTAAATTCGACAAGGTTAATTCAAGAATTAGCTTTGTTGTTAAAAAATCAGTAGCTAGTGCACCGGTTAACGCAGTGATTAAATATCACGCACAACCAAGCACAAATTACAGCAGAACTGATTTTGAAGCTACAGCAACTCAAACAGACGCAAACCCTGAAACTGATATTGATATACCAGAATTAGATATTGCGTTAAAGAGTATTCCGATAATCGCAAAAACTCGTAAGTTAAAAGCAGTCTGGACTCCAGAACTTGCTCAAGACTTAAATGCATACCATTCAGTTGACGCAGAAGCAGAGTTAACATCACTATTAAGTGAGTACATTTCAATGGAAATTGACTTAGAAATTCTTGATATGTTGATGGCTAACGCTTCAGCTAAAACAGAAAATTGGTCAGCAAGAGTTGGACACGAATATGATTCTGCCAGTGGTACATTCATTGAACAGAGTGGTGCTTCAAATGCTTACACAAAAGGTGACTGGTTCCAAACACTTGGAAACAAAATCCAAAGCGTAAGTAACGCAATTCATCAGAAAACACTTAGAGGTGGAGCTAACTTTATAGTAGTATCACCTGAAACTGCAACAATCTTAGAATCAATTCCAGGATATGCAACAAGTGCAGATGGTGACGCAACAGCAAATCAATTTGCTATGGGTGTACAAAAAGTAGGGGCAATTAATAACAGATACACTGTTTATAAAAACCCTTATATGTTAGAAAACTCAATCCTTGTAGGATTTAGAGGTTCTAACTTCTTAGAAACAGGCGCGGTATATGCACCATATGTTCCTATGATAATGACACCATTAGTATACGACCCTAAGAACTTCACTCCAAGAAAAGGTGTGATGACTAGATACGCTAAGAAGATGGTTCGTCCTGAATTCTATGGTAAAGTCGTAGTTGCTGATGTAAACTTCGTGTAAGTTAACATTAACAATTAATACTATAAGAAAAAGCCCCACTTCGGTGGGGTTTTTTCGTTGTATAGATACTTATATACGAGAGATTATTTCCAACCCTGGCGACGGATGTCGTGGGTATTGTAATCTACAATTAAAGGTTGAGGGAAGCAGGAAATCCCCTTGACGTATGGAGAAAAGAAATGGCAAACGTAAGTAGAACAAGTCTTAAAAGTGTACTACGAAGAAGTAACGCAAATTATATGGATAATTTATGTGATTCAGTAGCAACTTTATCAGACTCAAACACATTTACCGACTTCATCGCAACTGCAGATGACAAGGGATTGCAAATAGGAACAGCAGGTATATCAGGTTTAGGAGCCTCATTACAAACTACTGGAACTATCGCAATCGCTGATGATAGTGTACAAGTTGGAAAATATTGTACAGTATCAGCTGATGCTCAGACACTAACATTACCATCCGTGGTAGTTGGTGCTTCTTTCATCATCGTTAACATCGCAGCAGATGGCGGTGCCCTACTAACTATTTCACCACAATCAGGTGATAAGTTCTTAGTCGATATTGCAGGTGCAGCAGGAACAGATAATAAAGATATTATCAATACCAAAGCTACACAAAAACAATACGACTATGTTCACTTAGTTGGATTATCAGCAGATGGTTGGTTAATTCACGATATTCGTGGAACTTGGGTAGACCAAGCATAATTTTAATTAGTCCTGAAACTAATTACAATTAGAAGAAAAAGGCCCCCTATTTTTATAGGGGGTTTTTTTATACAAAAGTTTAATTATTGATATTTATTAATGTATATACAATTACTATTAATAGGAGATTTTAATGGCTACAGAAGCAGTATGGCCAGGTTCTGGTTCCGCAGTAAGTGGAACGACACCTTTTGGGTTATATGATACAGATTCAGACTTTCAAACAGAAGCTCCACAATTCGCAACTTGGTGTGCAAGACGATTAGGTTATCCAATAACCGCAGTCGAACTCCAAGATTCGCAATTTTATGCTTGTTTGGAAGAAAGTGTATCGGAATATAGTGCCCAAGTCAATCAATTTAACATTCGTGACAACTTATTACATTTAAGAGGTCAATCAACAAGTTCAAACTTCACTCACAAACGAGTAAAACCAACATTATCTGAAACAATATTTATTTCAGAAGAATATGGACAAGAAGCATTAGTTGGTGGTTCAGTTGATGTAAAGAGAACTGCAGTTTCAGTTAATTCAGGTAGTCAAACCTATGACTTAAATGCTTTAATTGCAGACGCAAGTCAAAGTGGAGAAAGTATTGAAGTTAAACGTGTCCATTATGAATCAACACCAGCAGTAAATCGTTATTTTGACCCGTATGCAGGAACAGGCTTTGGAACACAAAATATGATAGATGGATTCGGTATGGGTAATATGTCACCGGCAATTACTTTTGTATTACAACCTATTTATGCAGATTTATTACGAGTTCAAGCAATTGAATTTAATGACCAGATTAGAAAATCTGCTTATTCATTTGAACTTCGTAACAATCAATTAAGATTGTTTCCGATTCCAACTGAATCAGGTTCATTATGGGTTGAATACATAAAAACTTCCGATAGAGATAATCCTTTGAGAACACGATATAGTGGTTCAAATGATGTAGTATCTGATTACTCAAATGCAAAATATGATTTTATGGTTTACAAACAAATCAATGATGTGGGTAAACAATGGATTAGAAAATTTGGATTTGCACTATCAAAAGAATTATTGGGTATTGTTCGTAGTAAATACGGAACTATTCCAATTCCAGGTTCAGAAGTTAGTTTAGATGGAGATACATTGAGAGCTGAAGCAACTGCCGAAAAAGAACAATTAATGGAACAATTAAGAGAAACACTTGAACAAACAAGTCGTAAGGCATTAATGGAAGCTTCAAAAGACGAAAGTGATTTTGAACAAGAGAAGTTAAAGAAAGTGCCTTATCCACTTTACATAGGATAAGATAATGCCAAGATATTATCCCAAAAAAGATTTAGATACGATTGAAAAATTTAATCGAGAACTACTCGGTGAACCAAACATTTCAAATGATGGAATCATAGACCAGTTTGTAATTCTTTACAGAACATCAGTTTATGAAACCGACACCAATATGTATGGAGAAGCATCAGAGGGTAAAGTTTATCAAACACCAGTAAAATTACCTTGTGTAGTTACAGCTGGAGATTTTGATTTTAACTATACTGATTTCGGACCAGATAATTCACAAACCGTAACATTTGCTTTTCAACGAGCATACTTAGTAGAGGTTAATTTAAAGCCAGATATAGGTGATATATTACAATGGAACGATGGTTATTTTGAAGTAAAATCATATAATGAAAATCAATTAGTAGGTGGAAACACAGATAACAGTCATTCAATTATTGTTGAAGCAAATTTAACAAGAATGCCAACAACCAACTTAGAAGAATATAGAGGATTCTAATGCCAAGAAGAGAAAAACCGATACCAAGAAGTCAACGAATTAGTTTTAATCGTGGGACAAAAGTCAGTCGTAATTCGCCTGGAGCAAAAGATAATGTAAAAAACTTTACAGTTGGTATTATGGATATGGATAGTTCTATCTTATATTACTTTAATGAAGTAATCAAACCAGAGGTAGAAGTCAATAAAGAAAAGGTAAAGGTTCCTTGTTTGTACGCATCACCAGAACGATGGGTCGCAATGCAAACACACGGATATCTCAGAGATAAAAAAAGACAAATTATTACACCATTAATTGTTTACAAAAGAACATCAATGTCAAAAAATACAGATATCTCTATTGATAAATTAGACGCAAACAAACCAACACAATTTTATTCGTTTGAGAAAAAGTTTACTCAACAAAATCGTTATGATAAATTTAGTGTATTACAGAATTTAAGTCCTGGAAAAGAATTTTTTAATGTAACAATGCCAGATTATGTAACTCTAACTTATGAGTTTACAATTTGGACAAGTTACATAGAACAGATGAATCAGATAGTTGAGAAGATTAATTATTCTGATGGTGCATATTGGGGTGAGCCAGGTAAAATGAGATTTAGAACTTCAATAGAAACTTTTACTGATGCGAGTGAAATTGAGGGTGAGAAGTTAATCAAAACTACATTTGGAGTTACACTATATGGATATATCTTACCAGAACAATTTGATAATCGAAACACAACACAAAAATATTTAACACCAAAAAAACTTATTATAAAGGAAGACGCAGATACAGAATTCCTAAAGGGAGATACTTCAAGTGGAACTTCTGCAACTGATGTAACATTTAAAGATGTATTCGGAATATCAGTCGGTAATTCATTTATATTAAGTCAAGGGACAGGTGTAACAATATCTAATAGTGGTCAATCATTTGATGGTTCAACAGCATTAACACAGCAAATATCTATTGGACAACCCGTCGCACCAACTGATAGTGTAACTTTTAATCAAGTTACAGCAAGTGGAGCATTCAAAATAGGTGAAGATTCTACGGTTTACACCGAAACAGGTATAAGTGGTAGTATAGATATCACGGGTTCGTTTGCAACAACAGGTGATTTAACTGTTCAAGGTGATACAACAATTGCAGGAACATTAACGGCAAATGAATTCCACACAACATTTACTTCAGCATCAATTATATTTGCAAGTGGTTCAACACAATTCGGTGATACCATTGATGATACACACGAGTTTACAGGTAGTATGGATGTAACGGGTTCATTTAAGTTAAATGGACATACAATAAATGAAATATCAAATGATACGAGTTTAACAGACGGAAGTGCAACAGCAGTAACAACTGAGAATGCAGTAAAGACATTTATTGATACTGAAGTTGGTTCAGTTCAAACATATTTAAGAAAGAATTTTTTCAAATCATCAGCAAGTGTAACGAATGCCACAACAGCAAGTTTTACAGCAGTAACGGCTTCGGCACCAACAGGATATACAGCAACATCTGAAAATGATTTTGTGTTCTTTATCAATGGACAATATATGGAACACAACGCTTTAGCAATACAACAGAAAGGTAGTTCATTAGAATTACACGTAGCGACAGGAAGCATAGGATATATTTTAGAAAGTGATGATGAGATTTTAAGCATTGGTAAATTTAATTCATAGGAGTGATAATGGGTGCACCTGAATTTCAATATAAAAATCCATTAATATTAGAGTTAGGAAATGGAGTTAGTGGAAGTGTAAACGGAGAAAGTTTTACATCTTCTTCTCGTGAGATACAGGGTAATATTGATGAAACCGTAACTCTTAATATTGGACAAGCAGTAGAAACAACTTCTAATGTCACATTTAACAATCTTTCAAGTTCAGCAGAAGTTAAGATTGGTGACAATAGTTTATTGTTGGGTGATGGATTTATTAGTAGTTCAAATAGTGTGGTAGCACATACGGGTAGTGTTGTTATCACTGCAAATGTAACTGCACCATCAATGACTTTAAATGGTAAACTAACTGCACCTGACTTTGAAGTAAGTGTAACGGGCTCAACCACATTATTTGATAGTGGTTCAAGTAGATTCGGTGATAGTTTAGATGATACTCACGTAGTATCGGGTAGTACAGGTCTATCGGGTTCATTTGGATTAAACGGAACAAGTGTAAGTGAAATATCAAATGATATAACATTAGCAGGTAGTAATGCCAGTGGATTAACAACTGAAAATGCAGCAAAGGAATATTTAAACACAACATTAGATTCACCCACAAGACTGGCATATTTAAGAAAGTCATTTGTTCATACGGGAAGTTTTACAAATTCAGAAACTTCAAGCTTTAATGCAATTACGGCATCGGCACCAAGTGGAGTGACTTCTACGACCGAACAAGATTTTATGTTTTTTATTAATGGAATGTTAATTGAAAACGATGCTTTGACAATAAATCAAAAGACATCAACAAATTTAGAGTTAAGATTAGATACAAGTGGATTAGGATACGAATTAGAATCAGATGATGAAGTCATAGGGTTTGGTAAATTTAATTCATAGTAAATTAAGAAATTAGATATTTATAAGTAGGAAAAATAAAAGAGAAATATGGCCGATTTAAAATCAAAACAAATTAAATTCCCCTTAACGGGGACGAGTGTAGTATCGAGTTCAGCACAAATAGCTACTGACATTAGTGGTTCTTTTGTCGCAGATAGTGGTAGTTTCTCAACAAGAATAACAACTGCAGAAACCGAATTAGGAAATACACTCGTATCGAGTTCAGCTCAAATAGCTGACGATATTAGTGGTTCATTATCTACCGCAGCAGTTGTGGGATTGGGTGCAAGTATAGTATCAGCATCTGCACAATTGTCCACAGACATAAGTGGTTCATTTGTAGCACCAAGTGCCAGTTTCTCAACGAGAGTTACAACCGCAGAATCTGAATTAGGAAATACCTTATTATCAGGTTCAGCTCAAATAGCTGACGATATTAGTGGTTCTTTGTCCGCAGCAGCGATTGTTGGGTTGGGAGCAAACTTAGTATCGGCATCCGCACAAGTAGACCACGACTCTACAACAAATTTCGTAGCAAACGAACACATAGACCACACATCAGTTAGTATTACTGCAGGAGCAGGTTTAACGGGTGGTGGAACAATAGCATCCACAAGAGATATCGCAGTCGGCGCTGGAACAGGTGTTACGGTAAATGCTAACGATGTCGCTATTGGACAGGCAGTAGGAACAACTTCCAATGTTAAATTTAATCATATTACAGGTAGTGGAAATATTAGTGGTAGTGTTGCAGGAAACATTTTAGGATACAAGTCTGGTTCATTTACTTATTTAGAAACATCAGCAGACATCAGTTCAAGTGGAACAGGTTCATTTGGAAACTTATCAGTAGGTGGTGGTGGTGGAATTACAATTGATGAAATAACAACATCAGGAACTGCTTCATTAGCAAGTATAAAGTTATCAGGCGAAAGTAGTCATATTAGTGGTAGTTTGGGTGTTATTACAGGATTTGCACAAGCAAATATAACGTCAGCTTCACTTGACTATGCAGATATTGAGGGTGATGTAACGGCTTCTAAATTATACGGAACCATAGGAACAGCAACTCAAGCCACAATAGACCACGATTCATTGGCTAATTTCGTTTCGGACGAACACGTTGCACACGGAGATGTAAGTATAGTAGCTGGAACAGGATTGACTGGCGGTGGAACAATCGCAGCAAACAGAACTTTAAATGTTGTAGGTGGAACAGGTGTAACGGCTAACGCAAATGATATAGCAATTGGACAAGATGTTGCCACAACAGCAAATGTATTATTCAATCACATTAGTGCAAGTGGAAACGTCAGTTCAAGTGGAACAGGTTCATTTGAAAGATTAGAAGTAGGCGGTGGTGGTGGAATCTCTCTTGAGACGGTAACCGCAAGCGACACGGGTTCATTTGCAAGTATAAAATTATCAGGAGAATCTGGTCACATTAGTGGTAGTTTAGGATTAATTACAGGATTTAAAAATATTGAAGGAACTTCAGGCTCATTCAGTTATGTAGAAACAACAGGAAATATAAGTTCAAGTGCTAGTGGTTCATTTTTAAACATTTACGCTGATGACAATATAAACGCAACAAATTTATACGGAACAGTATTAACAGCAACACAAGCCACAATAGACCACGATAGTTTAGCAAATTTCGTAGCAAACGAACACATAGACCATACAAGTGTAACAATGACAGCTGGGGCAGGTCTAACAGGTGGTGGAACAATTGCCGCAACAAGAACTCTTGCAGTAGGAGCCGGAACAGGTGTTACGGTAAATGCAAATGATGTAGCGATTGGACAGGCGGTAGCAACTGATTCAGATGTAGAGTTCGCAACTATAACCACAACAGGAAATATTACCGCACAAGGTGATATTATAGCAGAAAATTATATAGTAAGTTCTTCAGTAACTCATCTAACTTCATCAGCAATAAGTGGTTCAAGTATATTCGGAGACACACAAGACGATACACATCAATTTACAGGTTCAGTATTTGTAAGTGGTTCAACATTTAATGTTACAAGTAATGGTAGTGTAAGTTCAAGTAATAGTGGTTCTTTCTTAAATGTAAAGGCAGCTAATAATGTAAACGCAACAAATTTATACGGAACCGTGTTGACGGCAACTCAAGCAACAATAGACCACGATAGTTTAGCAAACTTCGTCGCAGACGAACACGTAGTTCACGGTGACGTAAGTGTTATAGCAGGAACTGGCTTAACAGGTGGTGGTACAATCGCAGCAAACAGAACTTTAAATGTTATTGGTGGAGATGGTATAACTGCAAATGCAAACGATATAGCAATTACAGCAGCCCAAACAACAATCACATCAGTATTAGCAGAAGATTTAAAAATAGGTGAAGATGCTCAAACAAAAATAGATTTTGAAACCTCAAATGAAATACACTTTGATGTTAATAATTCAGAGTTATTAAATTTAGTAGGTGCTAAGATTAGTGGTTCACAAGCATCAACAGGTTCATTTGGTAGTTTAGTAACAGATGCCAATGTCGGTATCGGTGAGGCAAATCCAAGTGTAGCATTAGAAGTAATCGGTAGTATTAGTGGTAGTCAAAGTGGTTCTTTCTTAAATGTAGACATTACAGATAACTTAGGAGTCACGGGTAAATTTACATTACCTAACATTACAGATGTATCAGCGTCTATCGCAAGTGCGGTAGCAGGTGGTGATGATATGGGTAACCATACAGCAACACAAGATTTAGATATGGACGGAAATGATATCTTTGATATAGGACATATTAGTTCAAGTGGTAATATTAGTGGTAGTGCAGGAGATATATTAGGATTTGATAGTTTATCAATAGTTTCATCAGGTTCATTTGGAACTAATTTAGGTGTAGGTACAACAACACCAGCAGAATCACTTGAAGTTATTGGTGCGGTTAGTGCAAGTACAAGTGGTTCATTTTTAAACATTGACGCTCCACATATCTTAGCAACAAATGTTCACGGAACAATTTTAACAGCAACACAGGCAACGATTGACCACGACTCATTAGCAAACTTCGTCGCAGATGAGCATGTAGCTCACGGAGACGTAAGTGTTGTAGCAGGAGCAGGATTAACTGGTGGTGGAACGATAGCCGCTAATAGAACTATCAATGTAGTTGGTGGAACTGGAGTTACAGCAAATGCAAATGACATAGCAATTGGTCAAGACGTAGCAACAACTGCTAATGTAACATTCAATCACATCAGTGCGAGTGGTAATATTAGTGGAAGTGCAGGTAGTTTCTTAGGATTTGATTCAGGTTCGTTCAATACCAATTTAGGTATTGGAACTTTAACACCAGCAGAATCCTTAGAGGTAATCGGAGCAGTAAGTGCAAGTACAAGTGGTTCTTTCTTAAACATTGAATCGCCAGATATTAAGGCGACACGTGTTCACGGAACAATTTTAACAGCAACACAGGCAACGATTGACCACGATAGTCTGGCAAATTTCGTAGCAAACGAACACATAGACCACTCAGCAGTATCAGTTGTAGCCGGAGCAGGATTAACAGGTGGTGGTACAATCGCAGCAAACAGAACTTTAAATGTTGTCGGTGGAGATGGTATAACTGCAAATGCAAATGATATAGCTATAACTGCCGCACAAACAACTATCACTTCAGTATTGGCAGAGGATTTAAAACTTGGAGAGGACGCACAAACCAAGATTGACTTTGAAACCGCAAACGAAATTCACTTTGATGTAAACAATATTGAAACATTTAATATGGCAGGTCTACAACTTAGTGGTTCACAAGCATCAACAGGTTCATTCGGAAGTGTGGTAACAGATGCCAATATAGGTGTCGGAGTAGCAAATCCGAAAACAAGTATAGAGGTAATCGGAAGTGTTAGTTCGAGTGCAAGTGGTTCGTTCTTAAATGTAGACATAACAGACAATCTACACATAGCCAATGATATTAAATTAATTGATAATGGAAATGTTTTATTTGGTGCAGATAATGATATGAACATAACCCATAACGGAACAGATTCATTCATAGACAATTATAAAGGTCATTTAAACCTAAGAACTCAAGACGCTGATAAAGATGTAATATTATCTTCTGATGATGGTTCTGGTGGGTTAACTGCATATCTAACATTAGATGGTAGTACAAAGACATTGGAAGCTGCAGTTCCAACAAATTTCGCAGCAACATCTTCACACGCATCAATAAAATTAAATCACGCAGGTCATTTAAGTGGTAGTTTAGGAACAATAACAGGTATAAAACAAGCAAATATTACATCTGGTTCACTTGATTACATAAATGTAACAGGACTAATGACAGCATCAGGTCTTGAAACAAGTGGTGATGTTATAGCATTTGGTTCATCTGATAGAGGATTGAAAGATGATATTAAACCAATTGAAAATCCATTAGAAAAAATGGAAAAGATTGGTGGTTATACATTTGTATGGAATGGTAAACAATCCACATATAAAGGAAAAGACATTGGTGTCGTAGCACAAGAAATACAATCAGTTTTACCAGAAATTGTAGCAACTCGTGCTAACGGATACTTAGGTGTCAAGTATGAAAAGATTGTTCCATTACTAATAGAAAGTATTAAAGAAAACACAAAACAAATAAAAGAATTAAAACAAGAAATCAATGAAATTAAAGAGAATTGTGATTGTTTGAACAAATAGTTTTATACTTATATATAACTTAAATAATATATTAAGGAGTTACAATGGCAAAGAAAAAAGAAATAAAATTCACAAAAGAAGAGATGAACTCATTATCAGATTTGAGAAATTCTTTTGCTCAACTTGAATTATCATTGGGTAAAGTAGAAATAGCCCGTATTCAATCAGAGCAAAGAATGGAACAACTCGTAAATGAAAAACTTCGTTTAGAAACTCAACTTAATGATATACAGAATAATGAAAAAATTCTTGTACAATCATTAAATGAGAAGTATGGTGCAGGAAATTTAAATCCTGATACCGGTGTATTCACGCCAAACGAAATAAAATAATCACTCTTGTAAGTGACTTTTGACAAAGTTGTATGATATTTATTCTTACCATACAATTTTAATTTAGGAGAAAAATAATGGCCGAAAGAATAGTAAGTCCTGGTGTTTTTACCAGAGAAAAAGATTTAACATTCTTACCACAAGGAATTAGTGATATCGGAGCAGCTTTAATAGGCCCAACAGAAACGGGTCCAGCATTTGTTCCAACAATAGTTCGTAATATGGGTGAGTTTGAAACAATCTTTGGTAAAGAAAATCAAGATTTTTATGTTCCTTTTACAGCGAAGCAATATCTTCGTAGTGCAGGAACAGTAACAATAGTCCGTGTTTTAGGATTAGGTGGATACGCAAATGACACTATCACATTAGGTATTAGTGGTTCATTTGGACACAAAGTTGCAGCAGTTCTTAAACCTTCACGAGGCGCGACAGACCCAGACGCAACAGAATTAGCAGGGCCTACAAGTGCTTCAATCGTAATGGGAATACCTTCATCAAGCGCATTCCAATTAGCACTTGACCCAGATAATAATGGTAGTAAAACAACATACTCATTATCATTTGATTCAAGTTCAGCTGATTACATTACAAAAGTATTTAGTGAAAACCCACAAGACGCAAACAACGAAGTTTATGTATATTCCAACTTCCAAAACACACAAAATGCAGCAGGCGCAAATGACGTAGTGACTGTAAATAGTGGTAGTGATGAATTGTTCTCATTTGATTACAATGTAGCAACTACACCTTTCATACAATCACAAAAAGTTAATTCCGCAAGAACAAGTTTATTTAAAGTAAATACTCGTTCACACGGAAGTAATATGAATTCAAAATATAGAGTCGGTATTTCTAATGTGAAACGAGCAGTTGATGTTGCTGGTTCAGATTACGGAACATTTGACTTACAAGTAATAATCAATGACCCAACTAGCGTAGATGATGGAATAGTATTAGAAAACTTCCAAAATCTAACCTTTGATGAAGATAGTGTAAACTTTTTACCAAGAGCAATTGGTGATAAAAATACAACAATCGATTCACAAGGTAAGTTAACTCACAATGGAGATTATCCGAATCAATCACAATACATTTTTATTAGTAATTATGATAATTTAACAGGTATTTCAGAAGAGTTAGTTCCTATGGGATTTGATAAAGTATTACAACCACACAACACTACACTTGGAATTACTAGTGGTAGTACAATAGCAATGACTTTCCCATCTTGTTCATTTGTTGGAGCAACAAGTGGAGCAGGACAGAAAAATAATCGTGGAACATTTGACCAAAATGTTTACTACGGATTTGATTTCAATAGTAAAGATAGTCAAAACTATTTGAAACCATTACCAACAAGTGCAGCAAATGGTAACAATGTAACTATGAGTTTGGAAGACGCATTTGGTAACGATGACGCTTCTATATTGGGAACAACATTCTCAAATGGAACAGAAAATCTATCATTATCAGATTCAGATTACAGACAATTAAAGTTCGCAGTTCCTTTTCAAGGCGGTTTTGATGGTTCAAATCCAGCAACTGAAAGAAAAACAGGAACAGACATTGTGGCAGGAAATACACAAGGGTTTGATTTAAGTTCAGCAACAGCAACAGGTTCGTTAGCATATGTTAGAGGAATCAATGCAGTATCTAATCCAGACGAGTTTGATATTAACTTGTTAGCAATTCCAGGTGTTATACACCAATTGCACCCAAGTGTAACAAATCACGCAATTGATAAAGTAGAAGATAGAGCAGATTGTTTCTTTATCTTGGATGGTTCATCTTATGGAAGAACAATTCAAGGAGCAAAAGACGATGTTAAAGCTCTTGATTCAAACTACGTTGGAACATATTATCCTTGGATAAAAATCTTGGATAGTGTTAAAGGTAAACCAACGTGGGTTCCACCTTCAGTAGTTCTACCGGGAGTATTTTCAAATTCTGATAGAATAGGACAAGAATGGTTCGCACCAGCAGGTCTAAATCGTGGTGGATTAACAGAAGTGTTAGAAGCACAAACAAGACTAACCAACTTAGAAAGAGATGATTTGTACGAAAATCGTATTAATCCTATCGCAACTTTCCCAGGTCAAGGTGTGGTCGTGTTTGGACAAAAGACACTACAAGCTAAACCAAGTGCTTTAGATAGAATCAACGTAAGAAGATTATTGATTAACTTGAGAAAGTTCATCGCATCATCTTCAAGATTCTTAGTATTTGAACAAAACACAAGTCAAACAAGAAGTCGTTTCTTGAATATTGTAAATCCATATATGGAACAAGTTCAAGCAAATGCCGGACTGACAGCGTTTAGGGTGGTAATGGACGAAAGTAATAACACTCCAGATGTTGTGGATAGAAACCAATTAGTTGGTCAGATATTCATACAACCAACCAGAACAGCTGAATTCATAGTCTTAGATTTTGTAGTACAACCTTCAGGCGCATCATTCCCTGAATAATTGAACTCTTAATTAGAGAAGAATAAGAAAAACCCCCAAGAAATTGGGGGTTTTTTGTGTATGATAAAGAAGGAAAAAAATATTGAGAGTTCCAAATAAGTAGTCACTCACAACCCACTAAACCGATTCCAAATTATCGTAGTCATCGGCAACCCACGAATCTAATTACTTAGGATAGATAGTAAATGTATCAGCGTATTCAGCCAAACAATAACCTTGAGCTCTATTATAGCCGTAATGTGTTTTACTACAACCCCTATACTTAATTCTAAAATTGCCAGTTATCATCATAGCCCTAACCACAGGATTCCACCTTAATCTCATCGGAATACCTTTCCACAAAGCTTGTTCGTTATCAGGAGCCAAGTAGTCATTTAAGACAAAAGCCGGTTGTTCTTGATTAGCTTCATACAATTCCATAGGATTATGTGCATATTGATAGACATTCATAGTAAATGTCCTATTGTCATAACCAAAAGCTCTCGGAACTTGTGTATCAGCAAAATCTCTCATATAAATACCCTCGGTATCAGTTGTAATTATTTCATTATTTTCAATCATTTTGTTTCCTTTATCAATTATCATTACACTATAATATAGTAAATCTTTTCATTAATGTCAAGCTTTTTCTTTACATTTCTAAAGAATCTAACCACTCTTCTATTTCGTCGTGGGTCATTCTTCCGTCTTCTTCAAGAGCTTCTCTTTGTTCTTGTCTTGTTTGTGGTCTACCCATATTGTAGACTGGTCCAATGCCAGTTTCGGCTTGGAATTCTTGGTCGTGTTCAGGTAGATTACCTTGATTTCTTTGGTTCTCATAACTCATACAACCCATAGCAAATGTTGCCATATCCATAATTAGTTTGTCCTTTCATTAATCATTACAATATAATATACTATATTCCATTGCCAATGTCAAGCTTTATTTTAAAAAACTTCAATAAAACTTCTAAAACTATATCATATTAAAGATTCACTTTTTTCAAGTTTCTTATATTTATTATTGTATTAAGAATAAACTCTTTATAGGAGAAGAAAAGTGGCTGAATTACTCGACCCAAATGATATATTTTTTACGCCGTTTGAACCAAAAGTGGCAAATCGTTTCGTTATGGAAATTGACGGAATACCAGCATATTTAGTTAAAACAATGGCAAGACCTTCAATAACTTTTGAAACTATCACACTTGACCATATTAATGTCAAGAGATATGTGAAAGGTAAAGCAGCTTGGCAACCAATTACAGTAACATTGTATGACCCAATCGTTCCATCAGGAGCACAATCGGTTATGGAGTGGGTAAGATTACATCACGAATCAGTAACAGGTCGTGACGGATATTCTGATATGTATAAGAAAGATATTACTTTCAATGTATTAGGACCAGTTGGTGACAAAGTAGAAGAATGGACATTAAAGGGTGCATTTATTCAAACAGCAGATTTTAGTGATATGGATTATTCTGCAAACACAGTAGCAGAAGTATCATTAACACTTCAATACGACTACGCAATACTACAATTCTAAAGGAGAAAAATTATGTGGGCTATGTTTAAAGACAACAACGATGTTAACGAAAAAGCAGTAATAGGATTTGCTTCATTCGCAGTTATGACCTTATTTGCGATTGTTGATTTAGCTACAGGAATATGGGGTCAAGATTTAGTTATAAATGATATGGTATACAATTCGTTTGTATTCGTAACATTAGGTTCTTTCGGTATCGCAGGTGCTGAAAAGATAATGAAAAAATAATAAGTTATTAATCTTAAATAATCAAGGAGTAAAAATGGCTGAAAATCAGTATGGATTTCCTACTGAGGTTCTATCTTTACCATCACAGGGTTTATTATATCCTGAAGATAGTCCTTTGCGTAGTGGAACAATAGATGTCAAATATATGACAGCAAAAGAGGAAGATATCTTAACTTCCACAAATCTAATTAATCAAGGTGTAGTAATTGACAAACTTTTAGAAAGTATAATTGCTAATCCAAAAGTTAAATTAAACGATATGTTAGTTGGTGATAAGAATGCACTAATGGTTGGAACTCGTGTCTTAGGGTATGGTAAAGCTTATGATATAACATTACTTGACCCAGATACTCGTGAAAGAGTAGAACATAGTGTAGATTTAACAACACTAAATAATAAAAAAATAGATGAAACAGTATATGAAAATGGAAATAAATTTCTATTTGAAACACCAAATTCTAAACGAGTAATTGAATTTAAATTATTAACTCATAAAGATGAAGAAGAAATAAGAGAAACATTGAAAGATTATGCAAAGGTTGAAAAACTAACAGGAGTATCTCAAAACTTATCTACTCGTATAAAACAATCAATTATATCAGTTGATGAAAATACAGATAGAAAGTTTATTAGTGATTTCGTTAATGATGAGTTTTTAGCACTTGACGCAAGAGCATACAGAAAGTATGCAGATTCTATCACACCCGACATTGAGTTGAAGTTTGACTACACGAGTCAAACAGGGAACCAACATAAGTTGGATGTCCCACTCGGGATTGAATTTTTTTGGCCAGCCGCCGGAGAATAGGGCGGCCATACACGAAGAACTCTTCAACATCGCATATTATGGTAATGGGTTCAGTCACAACGAACTCTACAATATGCCAGTCCCTTTAAGAAAATTCTATGGTAGAAAACTTGTAGAAGCTAAAAAGAAAGAAGCGGACTCATACAAAAAATCTCAAGATTCACAAATAGCTCGTCCAGCGTTCCAAAAATCTTAAAACTTGATATTTATTATTGAGTAATTACACTCGGAAAAAACTATGAACAGAAAATTTGTAAAAGAAAATAAACAACTTGTCAGAGAATTTCTCGGAAGGATACTAGGTAAAGTATTGGTTGGAAAATTACATCGTGATTTAAAAAATGACCCAATCATAAAACAGACTAAAGTTAATATCCAAAAAATAGAAAAACAAATGATGGACAAGATTGAAAAGAAAAGAAAGCAAGACCCTGACTTTGCTAAAAAGTTAGCAAAAGCTATCGCTTCCGCTTAGTTTCAAACATTTAAATACTTAACAACAATCACTTAGGATAACAGTGGCAAAAGAAAAACCAAATGTATTAACTATGTCTGAGGACGAATTATCATCATTTTTTGGTGGTATGACGCCTCAACAAATCGTTAAATTTGTAAAAGATACTAAGAAAGAAATTGCAACTTTAGCTCAATCAGGAGCTGAAAGTGCCAAAGCAGAACTTAAACTCAGAAAAGATATTCTTGAAACAGTAGAAACAGAATACGATATAAAAGAAGATTCCAAAGACTTGGCTTCGGAAGTTATGAATATGGAACTTCAAGCTGCCGGCATAACCAAGAAAGCAGCAGACCAAGCAAAACAATTAGGTGAAAGTATAAAAGATACAGTGGAAGCCATACCAGTTGTTGGTCAAGGACTTTCATCATTCTTTAATTTAGATGAGTTAGGAATGATTATTCAGAAACAAGTTTTAGGTGGATTCCAAGGTTTAACCAATATGATTAAAGGACCTGGAACTACATCAGCAGGTATCTTTAATACTGTATTGACAGCAGGTATCGGAGCATTAGTAGCACTTATAGTTTTAGCGGTAGCAGCAATCGCTGGTGCAGCGATAAAAGTCAGAAATCTGGCAAAAGAATTAGGAACTTCAATGGCTCAAGCAAAAGACTTAGCCAAAGAAACCACATTAGCTGGATTAATGTTAACAGGAACTGGTCAAGACGCTGAAGGTATTGGAAAAGAATTGATAGATACTTTCGGAACGTTGAACGCTGTTCAAGCCGATAACATTAGGGATATTGGATTTTTAGCAACAAGATTTGGTGCAGCATCCAAAGACATTATTACTTTCCAAAAGTCATTATCGGATACATTCGGAGTATCGGTTGACCAAAGTGAACAAATTGTTAGAAATGTCGGTAAATTAGCAGAAGCACAAGGTGTAGCAGCTGGTAGAGTTATAGAAGATATAGCAGCAAATACTGAAAAGTTTGCTGAATTTGCAAAAGGTGGCGCAGATGGATTTGCACAAGCAGCAATTGAAGCTGCAAAGATTGGAACTAACTTGTCCGCAGTTCTAGGAGCAGCAGATAAATTATTAGATTTTGAATCAAGTTTGACAGCAGAATTTGAAGCACAAGTCATAACAGGAAAATCCTTTAATCTTGAAAAAGCAAGACAATTAGCACTAAACAATGAAATTGGAGCATTAGCACAAGAACTACAAGCACAAGTAGGTTCACTTGGTGATATTCAAGCTATGAATGTTCTTGAAAGACGTTCATTAGCTCAAGCAATCGGAGTATCAACCAACGACTTAATGAAAATAGCTCGTGGTGAACAGGCAGACGCACAAGAAACCGTACAAGATAAAATAGACCAAACAAACAAAATATTAATAGCTGGATTCGACGAAGACAAAGAAAAGATGGACGAACTAATCAGTACAACAGCAGCAAACAGTTCAAAAACATTATACGAATAGGATGAAAAATGGCACTAATTGATTTAAAAACGAACTTAGCAAATCTTAAAAATGTAGATAATATTGATAATACATATCAAGATGGATTTACACCTAATCGTAAAACAAAATCACCTACTGAATTTAAGAACAATACTTCACAACTTGGAACAGGAGAAAATGTAGATTACGATAGAAAAGATTTATCTACCGAAAGAATTAGTAGTGCCGAATCCAATTACGATAAATTCAAGCCAGATAATGGACAATTTATTCAAAAGGATATCGGTGAAAGATATCGTAATACCAACGCAGATGGTGGTTTATTCAGAGGTGGTATAGCACTACAAGCAGAAAGAACCTTAGAAGACGCAAAACGAGTCGGTAAATTCTTAGGAACATCAAAAGGAAAAATATTTACACTAAAACAATTTTATCTACAATCTCAAAACGCAAGTAAAAATACAAGAATTTATAATCCATTATCTTTACTCGTAAGTCTACCAAACAATATATCACAACAAAGACACGTTAATACGGGTGATGGTTCACTTGGTGGATTTCTCGGTGGACTTATTGGGTTCCCGAGTAAAGGCAAATCGGGTGAAGGTGCAGTAACACTTTTTAGTAAAGATAGAAAGAAAAAGTTACAAGTTAGTTATGGTGGTAAAAGAAGTCAATTGCTAAAATTTGATGATGATAATGAACTACCAGAAGATTTCATAAAATTTAGAATAAGAGATGCGGTGAATGGTAAGTGGATAATCTTTCCAGCGTTGGTAAGTGGTATCACAGACAACTCATCACAATCACCAACGGCAATAAATTACATTGGAAGACCAGATTCAGTTTATGTTTATGGAACAATGGATAGAACAATTGGATTCAATTTAAAAGTCGTTGCACTAAACAAAGGTGATATAGAAACAATATGGGAAAAGGTAAATTATCTAAAAGGATTAGTACAACCACAATTTAAACAATTCTTCACAGATAACGAAGATACTAAATTGTTAAATCCGAATGATATAAATACAAGACCCGTAGCACCAATCATATATTTGACTATTGGTGATATGTTTGTTAATACACCAGGATTTTTCAAATCAGTTAACATAACGATTCCTGATAATACTAATTGGGAATTAGAAAAGGAGTTACA